GCTTTATTCGGACGGCACGGGCTCCGGTGGCAAGGAAATCGAGGGTCTGGCCAAGCAGGTTGCAACGGATCCCACGCTGGCTGGAACCGTCGGTGGTATCGATCAGGTGGCATGGCAGTTCTGGCGCAATCAGGTCTTCAAGACCACCACGACCGGCGGCGCGGCGGCGACCTCGGCCAATATCGGCGACTACATGAACGCCCTGTGGGCCAAGCTCGTGCGCGGCAACGATCGGCCTGACCTGATCCTGATGGACAACGGCTACTGGGGCTACTTCGTTTCCGGCCTGCAGGCACAGCAACGCTTTACCTCCTCCGAGTCTGCCAACCGTGGCTTCGTGACCTTGAAGTACATGGACGCGGACGTGGTGCTCGATGGTGGCATCGGGGGTGGTATGCCCGTGAAGACGATGTACATGCTCAACACCAAGTACATCTTCTATCGGCCTCATGCTGATCGGAACATGGTCAGCCTGAATCCGAGCAAGCGGTATTCCGTGAACCAGGATGCCGAGGTGCAGATTCTCGCCTGGGCAGGAAACCTGACCATGTCCGGACGGCAGTTCCAGGGAAAGATGTTTGAGTAAGGAGAAACCATGGCAACGAACCCGAATCAGCCGCATCAACCGAATCCGCAGCCCCCTGATCCCAATGAACCGGGCCAGCAGGATCCGAACAGATAAGGAGTAAATCATGTCCACCGACTACGGTTCCGCCACCATCGACGCACGCGCATCTGTCGGCCCGGTCGGTGGCACTCCTGCGGCTCCCCCGGGTACTCCGCCCGTACAGCCGCCGATCGGCTACGACAAGCTGACTGCGGCCAACACCGAGATGTGGAACGGCCACATCGGCTCTGAACTCGGCACGGGAACGGTGGGGCTCAAGACAGCGGCTCTTGGCGGCACCCCGACAGATGGCTCTTCGCTGGTGGCTGTACCGGGCACCCTGGGGCGCGACAAGGCGGGCGCCGCCATGATCTGGGCCACTTCCGTGGCCGGTTCTGCGGCCGGCGCGACCGGCACGCTGACCGGCTCCGTGTTCGTGGCCGGCGCGGGCACTGCCGTTTCCCAGGCAGTCATTCCGGCCAATGGCATGGGCTGGGTCAAGCAATAGGGGGTGTCATGTCATTTGAATTTGGGCTCTATGAGGGCGACAAGACCTACGAGGATGGCAAGCAGTTTGCCGATGACGACAAGCTGCGAGTCCGTTTCGAGGTCCATGCCGTCAAGAACGAATACGAGACGAACCAGCAGGGTCGGCCAATCTTCTACGACGCCGAGTTCATCCAGATCGTCGTGCCCGGCGCGCGCGATGTGAGTACCTTTCCGCTGGATGATCATTACAAGAAGCGGTTTGCCAGGGCTTATGCCCAGTGGAAAGCCGAGGGCGAACAACTCAAGATCCAGGGCACGATCCTGGCTGAATTGCCGTGGCTGACCAAGTCGCAGATCGCGGAGCTCAACTACTCCAACATCCGCACCGTTGAAGAGTTGGCCGCGATGAGCGATGTCAATGCGATGAAGTTCATGGGCAGCTACCAGTTGCGCGAGCGCGCCAAGAATTTCCTCGCAGCCGCTGCCGGCGAGGCCCCTGCCCTGAAGCTGCAGGCCGAGCTCGAGCAGCGCGACAACCACATCCAGGTGCTGGAGCGCAAGCTCGAGGAGCTCACGGCCGCATTCGAGAAGTTCGAAAAGAAGAAGTAGGCCATGCAGTACTGGGCCGCGCTGGACATCGTCAACCAAGTCGCCGGGGAGGTTGGCCAGTCCCGCGTGACCACGATGTTCGCGCCCGAGGATACCAACGAGGTCCAGTCGATCCAGATGCTGGCGGCGCTCCAGGCGGCGGGCAACGAGCTCCTGCTGTTCTACCCCTTCGAGCAGTTCGCCAGGACACTCACCTTCTCCTTCGTGGTCGGCCAGGGCAGTTACGCCCTGCCGGCCGACTGGGCCTACTTCATCGACCAGACCCAGTGGGATCGCACGAACATGTCGCCCCTTATGGGGCCGAAGTCGGCGGCGGAGTGGGCGTGGCTGAAAGGCGCTGCGCCGGCCCCCTCGGGGACACGCTACCGGGTGATGGCCAACAAGCTGGAGTTCCTGCCGGTCCCGGCCTCCGTCGCCAGCGTGAGCATGGAGTACATCTCGGGCAACTGGGTGCAGTCTGCCGCTGCGGTGGGCGGGGTGCCTGACAAGGCGATGGTGCGTGCCGACGGCGACATCGTCTGGTATCACCCCTGGATGATGATCAAGTACACCAAGCTCAAGTGGCTGCAGTTGAAGGGCTTCGACCAGACGGCTGCTGCGGCGGACTTCCAGCGGATCTACGAGGCCATGCGGGGCAAGGATGTCGGCGCCGAGGTGCTCTCGCTGGTGCCGTCCTCGTCGCCCCAGTGGATCGGCTGGGGCAACGTCCCTGAAGGTAACTGGGGCGTCTGATGCCTGCCGCCGTCGCCCAAGGTGCAGGGATCACGACGATTCCCTCTCCTATCGGGGGCGTCAATTTCTATTCTTCCCTGTTCGGGATGCCCCCCGAGGACGCGATCCGGTTGACCAACTGGTGGCCCCAGGTCTACGGCTGCATGCACCGACGCGGGTTCGTGGAGTGGAAGAAGGGCTATCCCGGCCTGATCGGCTCGCTCTATGCCTACCACACCAACATGGGCCAGTCGTTCCTGTATGCCTTCGCCGGCACCGGGATGTACAACGTCACGCTCAAGGACACGTCACCCACGCCCCCTGCCCCGACAGCAGTGATCACGGGGCTCACCACGACCATCTGGCAGGGCACCATGATGGCCAACATCGGGGGCACTCACAAGATCCTGGTATCCGGCCAGGACAACCCGATCTGGATCCACCAGACCACGCTGGGGCAGGATCCACCGACTTATAGCCGGTTGACTGCGGGCGACGGTGTCGCCTCGGGCACCATCAAGGCCGATCCCGACCTGGGCATCTCGATCGATCCCAGGAATTTCATCGACGTGACGATCCACCAGAAACGGCTGTGGTTCGTGGAGAAGAACTCGACCAACGGCTGGTTCCTGGATGCCGACGTGAACTATGGCATTGCCTACAAGTTCGACTTCGGCCCGCTCTTCAAGCGGGGTGGTTTCCTGCAGAGTCTCGCCACCTGGACGGTGGACACGGGAGAAGGAGCCAACGATGTGCTGGTGGCGTTCGGATCCGAAGGCGACATCGCGGTCTACAAGGGTATCGATCCGCTCGGTGCTCCTCTTGCCACGCCTGCGGTAGCGCCTGACTGGACCCTGCAAGGTGTTTACTACGCAGGCACTTTGCTCGACGGTCATCGTTTTCACTGCAAGGTCAGCGGTGACCTGAAGTTCCTGACGATCCAGGGACTGATCAGCATGAACGACATGCTGACATCGACCAGCGTGGTGGCGCCGCAGAGCAGCATCGAAGCCCAGAACGTCCAGCAGTTCCTGGCCGACCAGACCAGCCAATACGGTTTCCTGCCTGGGTGGGACATGAAGTTCGTCGCCTCCCAGAACATGCTGATCATCAACATCCCCAGTGCCTCCTCGACCGGCGCGCTGCAACTGGTGGAGAACGTGGTCAACAAGAAGTGGTCCACGTTCCTGGGCATGGATGCAACCTGCTGGGTGGCCGACTTCAACGAGGCGCCCTACTACGGCAGCAACGCCCGCATCCTGCAAGCCTGGACGGGAAACTCGGATAACGTGACGCTGTCCAGCCCGCTCGGTGTGCCCATCACGGCGCTGGTCCAGCAGGCTTACAACTACTTTGGCACGCCGGCCAACAACAAGCAGGTCGGCCTGTACCGCCCCAACTTCCTGACCAGCCGGTCGGTGACGTGGAAGGGATCGATCCGCTACGACTTCAACTTCTTCACCCCGGTCCTGCAGGTCAATCCCCCGGGCCCGAACCTCCCCTACTGGGACTCGGCCATCTGGGACAGCGCCAAGTGGGCCGGCGGGCTGCATGCGCAAAAGGACTGGGCCTCTGCTGAGGGCCTGGGGTTCGCCGGCTCGCTGGCGATGGCGACACGTTCCGATGGCGAGGTCGTCTGGGTTTCGACAGACATCACCGTGACTAGTGGGGGGATACTCTGATGGCAGGCATACCCGT